TGATAAATATCCGAATCTGAAATGGGAGTGATTGTTTATGACGAATACTCTGAATATTCCGCCTCATGAGAGAGTAAAGCTCTTGAGGAAAGGCGAAAAAGTTTTGTGCAAAAAATGTAAAACAGGAATCATGATTCCTGTTGGCGACCGTGAAAAAACCAATACTTTTTACTGTGATTCTTGCAAGAATCAGTTAATTATCAACTGATGATAAGGAGACAGGACAAATGGCTCAGAATGATTATTTCGTGATTGTATACCAGGTACTGAAATATCTGTATGAATGCTTGAAAAAGGGTGAAAAACCAGAAGCGTGTTACCTTACAGCATCGGCTTATAATATTCCTGAGAATTACTGGCAGTATATCATGTTAAGCCTGATTACGGAAGAGTATGTAAAAGGCATTGTCGTCAATCATACGAAAGATGGCGTCCTTTTAGGCGGCCTGCCGGATGCTATTATCACGCCCAAAGGTATTTCATATCTGTTTGAGAATTCATTGATCGAAAAGGCAAAAAGGACATTGAAAGACGTAAAAGAAATGGTTCCATTTGTATAATTAACCACCAGTCGAGAGGCCGGTGGTATTTTTGTGCCCATTTGTTAAGAAAGAGAGGATCAGAGAATGATTGAGGTGCGCGTTCGTAAAAACGAAATTAAGGTGTCCGGTCATGCAATGTACGCACCGCACGGGCAGGACATCGTCTGTGCGGGTGTTTCCAGCCTTGTGCGGACGCTGATCCGCTCGATCGAGGATCTGACAAGGGATGAAATAGAATACGAAGTATCGCCCGGCTGGGTTGATATACAGTATGGGAATCTATCAGAGAGAGCAAGAACTCTGGTGGATTCCTTTTTTGTCGGCATCTGTCTGATGGTCGATGAATTTCCGGAGCATGTCAGGATCGTGTAACCGATGTGACCGAAATGTCGTTAAACTATGATTCCGGAGCAACGGCACGGGGCTATTACAGAACGGGACGGGGCAGAAAGGACAGAAAAATAATGAAGCGCAAAAACAACCATTATCATTGGAGAATCCCGATGATCAACCTGCAGGTATTTGCAGACGGCGAAGGAGACGGCAGCGGAGCCGGAGACGGAAACGAGGACGGAGCTGGAGCAGGTTCTGGAGATAGCGGCAATGAGATGTCGTTTGATGATTTTCTGGGGCAGGCAGAGAATCGCGCGGAGTTCGACCGCAGAGTGCAGAAAGCGGTAAATACAGCAGTGACCAAAGCGCAGGAAAAGTGGCAGGCGCTGACTGATGATAAGCTTTCAGAGGCGGAAAAGCTGGCGAAGATGACAAAGGAAGAGAAAGCGGAGTATAAAAACCGGAAGTTGGAAAAGGAACTGGCAGATCTGAAACGGCAGAATTCGCTCTCGGAAATGTCAAAGACGGCCAGAAAGATGCTGGCAGATGAAGAAATCAACATCCCGGATGAACTTCTGGCACATCTGGTATCGGAAAGCGCTGAGGATACCAAGACGGCAGTCGAAGCTTTCACAAAGATGTACAAGGATGCAGTACAGGCTGCCGTAAAAGATGCCCTGAAAGGAAATGCCCCAAAGGGCGGATCCGGCGGAAAAGGCGCTGTGACAAAAGAACAGATTCTTGCAGTCAGCAACCCAATTGAACGGCAGCGGCTGATTGCGGAAAATATTGCATTATTTCAGTAGGAGGAAAACAGCATGCATAGAATTGGAAAATTAGGGCTGCAGGTATTTGCGGCACCGGATAACATGACAGGTCAGGAACAGATCCAGGTAAAAGCCCGCGAGATTGATTTCGTAACATCTTTCGGCAAAAACATTCAGGCGCTGCTTGATGTCCTGGGCATTATCCGAATGATCAAGAAAGATAACAACACCGTTTTAAATACAAAAAAGGTGACAGGAAACCTGCAGTCCGGTGAGGTCGCAGAGGGCGAAGAGATCCCGTACTCCCAGTACGCTGTGGAAGAAATTCCGTTTGATACTATTAAAATCAGCAAGTATCGTAAGGGAGTAACCCTGGAGGCAATCGCGGAAAAGGGATATGATGCCGCAGTACAGGATACCGACGAAGAGTTCAAAACCGATCTGCAGAACGTTGTCATGGATAAGCTGTACGCACAGCTGAAAGCAGGTTCTCTGACCGGCCATGAAAGCACTTGGCAGATGGCAGTTGCTATGGCAATTGGAAAGGTTAAAGATAAGTTCAAAAAGATGAGAAGAACGGCTACCGGCGTAGCAGTATGGGTAAATACACTGGATGTGTATAAATATGTCGGTGCCGCGGATATCTCCCTGCAGACAGCGTTCGGCTTTGAGTACATGAAGAAATTCCTTGGCGCTGATGTTGTCTTCGTAAGCTCTGAAATCCCGGAAAACGTCGTCATTGCTACTCCACTCAACAACATCATCGGATATTACATCGATCCGGGCGACTCTGAGTTCGTAAAAGCTGGCCTCAGCTATACAACGGACCCGACTACTCATTTTATCGGTTTCCATGCACAGGGTACTTACGAGAGAGCAATTTCGGATCTGTACGCTATTATGGGTCTGCGCTTATTCTGTGAGTACCTGGATGCCATCGCCTACATCTCCGTTGGTGGCGCGGATACACAGACTCTTGGAAAACTGACCGTAACGGCGGCAGAAGGATCTGAAACGGGAAAAACAAAGATCTCCGTAAAAGAGCAGCTGATGTCTATGAAAAACTGTTGGAAGTACAAAGATGCGGCATCCGCGACTGCCGTGAAATACGGCGATGACGTGAAAAACTGGAGCAAATGGGATGGAGAATCCGAAATCGCATCTACAGCAACCCATCACATCACGCTGGTTGAGTGTGATCAGAACTATAAAGCAGTCCGTTCCGGCGATGTAACAGCAGCTGTGAAGAGCTGAGAAGGAGGAACCTATGTACAGGGTGATTGAATACTTTACGGATCTTCATGACGATGACCATGAATACAGAGTAGGCGATACCTTCCCACGTGAGGGGCTTAAGGTATCCGAAGCCCGCCTGGCGGAGCTTGCATCTGCTGAAAATCTGCGTGGTATCCCACTGATCGAGCTGGTGGAGCCGGAAAAGGCAGGCAAAGGGAAAAGCAAGAATAAGGCAGTAGATTCCTTGGCAGAATAGGAGGCAGCCTATGATCGAAGATCTGAAACTGCTTCTTGGAATGGAAGATACAGACAAAAAGACAGAACAGCAGTTACAGCTGATTCTGAATGCCACGAAACAGCGGCTGAAATTTCTTCTTGGCGGTCTGGAGCCGCCGGAAGAGATGGAATACATCATATTGGATGTTTCGGTCATTCGATTCAACCGGATCGGCTCGGAAGGGCTCTCCTCTCACAGCGTTGAGGGTGAGAGCCTTTCCTGGTCTGAAAATGATTTTGCCGGGTACATGGATGATATTCAGTCTTATCTGGACAGCCAGCGGGAGGCAAGGAAGGGAAAGGTGAAGTTTCTGTGAGATACGATACGCCAATTTTCTTCCAGCGAGTCCTGCCGGGTGAGTATGATCCAACGACTGGAAACTATGCCGACGATCAGGTAACAGAGGTGCGGAAAATGGCATCTGTGATGGATACGCGGGCGGAAATCATGCGGATCGTATACGGCGGGATCCGTCAGGGCAGCGTGACAGTGCAGCTCCAGAACCATTATCAGAAGCCGTTTGACAGGATCCGGATTGGAAACACGACCTACAAAGTGGACTATACGCGGAAATTACGTGTGAAACAGACTTTTATTTTATCGGAGGTGGTTTGATGCCGAAAATCAAGCTGGAAGGAATGGAGAAGCTGCAGGTCAAATTGAAGAAAAATGTGCAAATGAACGATGTTAAGCGGATTGTGAAAAGTAATGGGGCAGCCCTGCAGGAGTCGGCGCAGAGAAAGGTACCGGTGGATACTGGTAACTTGAAACGAAGCATTGGACTTGAGATCCGGGATAGCGGTCTTACAGCGGAAGTGGAGCCTACAGCAGAGTATGCGGCATACGTGGAGTATGGAACCCGATATATGAACGCACAGCCGTATATGCGCCCTTCCTATACAGCACAGAAAGAGAAATTCAAATCTGATCTGAAAAAGCTTACGAGGTGACACGATGGATCCACAGCAGGAATTATTCAGTGCATTGCTTCTGGAATTGAAAAAACAGTATCCAGGCAGTGTGTATGACACGTTTTTACCGCCGGAAGGTACGCCATACCCGTTTATCTATCTGGCGGACAGTGACTTGAATGATCGGGCCAACAAAACGGCTGTATTCGGCACTGTAAGTCAGACAATCCACGTTTGGCACGACAATCCGCGGCAGCGCGGCACAGTTTCGCAGATGCTTCTGCAGATCAAGCAGGTTTGCAGACATCTGGAACATACCGGCAACTTTTCCTGGTCCGTGCAGGACTTAAATCAGAGAATATTGCCGGACACAACCACCAACCAGCCACTTCTTCACGGTATCGTGGAAGTGACTTTTTTATTTAGTTAGGAGAACAGCATGGGAAAAACAATTGATTTACAGTTATTCGCAGATGCGG